TCTATGAGCAATGCTAAACAAGTAAAAGCAGTAGAACCTTTGATAAATGGTTTGCCTTCAACAGCAACATTTAAATCAGGTGACACTGTTGCTTTATTTAGTACAGCTCACCCAACAGTAGCGGGTACTTTTAAAAATACTCTAACTACTCAGGCGGATCTTAACGAAACTTCGTTAGAGCAGTCGTTAATTGACATTGCGGCTATGACTGACGAAAGAGGTCTTAGAGTTGCAGCAAGAGGAGTGAAAATGATCATTCCTTCTGAGCTTCAGTTTACAGCTGAGAGACTTATGAAGTCTCAAGGTAGAACTGGAACAGCTGACAATGATATCAATGCAATCGTATCTATGGGTATGATTCCGCAAGGATACAGAGTTAATAACTATTTAACTGACTCTGATGCATTCTACATCATTACAGACGTACCTAACGGTATGAAAATGTTCAACAGAGCTCCGTTAACTACTGCAATGGAAGGTGATTTCGACACAGGAAACGTGAGATACAAAGCTAGAGAAAGATACTCATTTGGTGTATCTGACCCTAGAGGTATCTTTGGCGTTGAGGGTGCGTAATTAACTCTTTTTATGGGGCCGACACAATTCGGCCCCATTTACAAATTAATTGGTGAGACAATGAAAAAATTCTTAGTAAACATCTACGCATATAAACATCATGGAAAATTTGAAGTGTTATCTGAAGATAATGCTGAATCCCTAGAAAATGCAATCCTTGACAAACTTGGAGAAAATAGTATAAAGTGGGAATATCTTGGAGAAATGAATGATCCCAAGATAAACAGAATAACCTATGAGGAGGTTATCGATGGAAAAAATGATGCAACACTTAAACGACCTCTACAAACAGAAGAGGG